TCTTCTGATGTAATACCTAGTGTTTCAATTAAAGTTACTTCATCTACATAGTATAGTTCTTCAATAAGTTCTGAAAACGTAAGCATTATTTCTTCCTCACCTTCTTAGTTTCTTCCTCTTTCTTACGAAAGATTTTGTCATAGTTATCCTCATACTTCTTATTGTTAGCCTTAGAATTAAACTTAGGGCTTTCAAACTGTGTCATTATTTAACTCCTTAAGCATCTCAATAAAGTGTATAGCTTTATCTAGATCTTGTACTCCACCTTTGTCTCGCCAACGGCAGAGGTATTTAATAGCACATCCTTCTATAAAAGGTATGTTGTTTTTGTATATAAACTCTGTAGGTTGTATTGCAAACTTAGAGTAATGCTTACCACCAACTTGTTTTTTCAAAGCTTGTACCATATTATATCACTTTCTACGACGTTTGTCAATACCATATTTACTATTTACGTAATTTAATGAGACTGCCATCTCATCAAATGCACCGTCTTTTACTTCATGTAATACATAAAAGCCTCTCCAATGTTGATTACCTTGGTGATTTAAGTAATCTTCATTGTGTTCATAACAACTACCTGCTATGATAGCTGTGATCTCTCGACCATCAGCTCGTCTAGCATAGGCAATTTGTCTACCTTGTTGATGCCCTGCGAAGCATGACATGTGTTTTCTATTAAGTAAAGCTGAAGCTGATGTAACTGGTCTGCCCATGACACCACTAGCAAAATAGTGAGAGTAAGCAATACCATCAACCACAACCACGTCAAGAAAATCATAAACTTCCCAACCATAGTGTTCATAGTTTAGATCCTTTATACTAATTAGTTCTTCTAATTTACGATCATCATTAACTGCACGATCTATTCTGTCCTCGTGATTACCTAGTGTTAATATCATACGAGGTTTGTATTGTTTCTTTTTAAGCTTAGCTTGTCTTGCTTGTAGCTTACGCATTGGACCTAGTAATGCATCCATACCTTTGTGCACTGCACGTATGTCTGCTTTGTATGTCCTACCTTCAAAAGCTTTCTTGCCTACATCGTATGATGATAAGCTAGGCATATCAGCAAAGTCACCTATACAGACTATTACTTCTGGTTGTTTCTCTGCTATGTACTTACCTATATTTTCTAAATACTTAACTGACTGACCAGGCTTTACTTGACAGTCTGGTATAACTAAATGCTTCATTGTAATGTCCCTTCATTTTCTTCCATGCCTCGTATTTCTAACTCGGCATCACCTTCATTTATTTTAATAATGCCTGCTCTAATTAGATCTTTAATAGCATGATCCATTAAGAACTCAGCTTCTAAATTGTCTACACTGAAATCAAAATCATAAGTTCCATCTTCATTTTTTCTTAAGTTTTTTATAATCATTTATCCAATCACTCCTGTAATCTAACCATAAGAAACCATTCTTCTCAGCCCACATAGCGTATGTTGTTTTGCTGCGTTTGGTTATCTTATTGTCAGCGTTCATAAATAGAAAGATAATGGTTATATGTGGGTTGGACTCTTTAAACCATACCATCTTCTGCCTTGTTGCTAAGTCTAGCTTACCCTTTGCTTCAATGTAAACATTACGTCCCATTTTAAAGTCAGGTATATACTTCCTATGTATTACAGGTTGTATATACTCATGCTTGTCTGGTTCATACTTACACGACTTATAATGTTTGCGCAGCTCTTTCCACACAGCTGCTTCAAACTTACTTTTAAATGCTGGCATAACGTTCCTTATACTTTTGTCTATCGTTACGTAGTATCCATAGACAAGAAGCATTCATAAGAAACTCTTCATCATTGCCATATGCATTGCGTACTATTTGCAGCATTTCTTTTTCTGACTGAGCAGGATCGAGTAAGACTTTTGCTTTCTTTTCACCCATTCCTTCAATGCCTTTAATATTGTCACTACGATCTCCTTTGATACACTGTTCATAGAATAGACGAAGACCTTCTAGTTCAGTTTGTTCAGTGAACGTATCAGGTCTTGTCCAGTTTTTACCATTAATCTCCCAAGAGAAGTGTCGACCTGGTATCTGTAACAAGTCCTTGTCTAAACTACATATGATAGTGTCATCTGTTTGATAGATGCCAAGCATATCATCTGCTTCTAGTCCTTCATCTGCTACCTCTGCGTTAAGCTCAGACACACTCCATGCTCTTAAGTCATCAAGGTGTTTAGGCTTTGGTGCTGTCCGATTAGCTTTATACTCAGGGTAGATTTGTTTTCTAAAGTTATTAGTACCTGTTAAGAAAGCTCTATAAGAGCTAGCTCCTGTCTTTTCAATAATTTGATCAAACAATTCGTTAGCTCTGTATATAGCTATACCTAAGTCGTCATTCTCTGCGCTTGCTGCGCATCGAAAGCACACTAAATCTTGGTCAATTAAAGCTTCCATGTTAGTAAGGAATATCTCCAGTTAGATCATCAATACTTGCATTGGAGGAGTTACCCTCCATTACAAACCGTTCATACTGTTTAGCTAATGAGATTACTTGGTCACTAGACAATGGACTTCCATGTGTCGCTAGTGTAGCTACTGCATTTGATAAAGAGCTCTGTCGCACAATCATTAGTTGTCGTAGTGCTCGCTCTTCCTTTGTTTCGTAGTTACTACCAGTGACTCTAGTTGGTTTACCTGCAGGTTTTTTATCACCTGTCGAGGCTGTCGCTACGCTCTGGTTTGTAGGCGCAGGCGCCACCTCTCCAGCTGCTAGCACTGCAGTCCAGTTCCAGTAACCAGCATCGTCTTTTTCCATAGCAATGTTTACTTCATCACCTTTCTCCCAAGTCTGTGCTGTTCTAAACACTTCTGGGTTAGAGAATGACATAAGTTTTTTGCTACTGACTCTACCTTGATCATCTTTATAGGTGACTTCTAATGATTGGTATTGTCTACCGTTACGGTTAGTACTTGTTTGTGGTTGTGCTACATCAATAATATTAATTAACATTAACTGTCTCCATATTGCCCCATGTTTCACCGACTTCACATTCGACTCTCATGGGTAAGTTGAACTTATGTCCGAATAACTTCTCAAAGTTATCAGGTACATCGTTAAAACATTTCTCAACAATTTTAACTATACTTATATTATCCCATACTTTAGGATCAAAGTCAAGTATAATTGAATCGTGAACTGTGTTGACTAGCTTCACTCCTTCTTTGTCGAGTAATCTATTACGTAAGGATACTCTTGCTATTGACATCAAGTCAGCACCTAAGCCTTGCACTGGATAGTTTAGTATCTTAGTGCGTGGGTGTTTAACACCATAGCTCGTAACCTCTGGTTCGTAGTAATACACACGACCAGTTGGCATAGTAAGTTTCCTATCTCGTTTAGCTTTGAATACTATTTCATCGTGCCACTCCTTTAGTTTAGTATATTTATTATAGAACTGATCAATAATGTTTTGCCAATAAGACTCATTACCAATCTCTTTAAAGTTAGGATCATTAGCATATGAGTAGGCAGAACCACCATAGATAAGTCTGAATACGAATGTCTTGGCTATTAGCCTAGACGGTAATCCAAACCTAGTCTGGTTGTCAGAGTGCATGTCAGTCCCATCCCAGATTTCTTGTATGGCTAGGTCGTCTTGACTTAGGTAGGCTGCACCTACCCACTCTAATTGTTTAGCATCTGCCTGGAGTAACATTATAGTTCCTCGAAGTATACCTCACCACCTTCAGTTAATGGTGGTAATGCACGTGGTAAGATTGGATCATTAATTACAATCTCAGGTAATGGTTCATATTCTACAATGTTAGCAATTTCTAATGGTTCTTGAGGTGTAATAATAATTTCATCTGTATAAGACTCATCTAAATATACTGTAAACTCATCTTTTTTAGATGCTGTACCCATTAACCAAACTGCTGCTCCTAAACAAACTGCTGCAATAAGACCTGCATATACAGTTTCATCTACATGTTTATCAAAAAATTTCATACTATCTCCTTAGTATCTTGAAGTAAAGAGAGACTT